TATGCTCCGATAGCAATATTTTGACTACCTTTTGTGTCTCCCGATAAAGCTCTTGCCCCTAAAGCTATGTTATATTCGCCAACTGTTATCGCATCTCCAGCAAGTCCACCTATAAGGGTGTTTTCTATGCCTGTGGTTACTGCTGTACCCGCTTCAAATCCTACAGCCACATTGTAAGAATCTGTAGCAGTTGTAAAGTTTTGTGTGTATAAAGCCCTTCTGCCTATTGCTATAGAACGACTCCCTAAAGTATCAGAACCTAACGCATCTGTTCCTATAGCAATGTTAAAATCTGCATCCGTTAAAGCATCACCTGCTTGACCACCAACAAGAGTGTTTTGTACGCCCGTGGTCATAGCAGTACCTGCATCGTCACCTACGGCTGTGTTTAGTCCTGTTGCTCCTGCATTAAGAGTTTTTAAGGCTCTATTACCTATAGCAACATTGTTTCCATGTGCATCTTCTGTTGATAAAGCCTCAAAACCCACTGCAACATTGTAAGATCCTGTAGTAAGTGAATCCCCTGCTCGACCACCTATGAGGGTGTTTTGTATGCCTGTGGTTACTGCTGCACCTGCCACGAATCCTACAGCAGTGTTGTAACTATCAGTAGCTGTTGTAAAGTTTTGAGCCGCTAAAGCCTCTTGACCAATTGCTGTGCTTCTGCTTCCTAAAGTGTCAGAACTTAAAGCAGAATAACCAACAGCTGTATTAAAATCTGCATCAGTTAAAGCATCACCAGCAATGCCGCCCATCAAGGTGTTTTGGACGCCTGTGGTTACTTTTTGTCCTGCGGCTGCACCAACTGCTGTATTGTACGTATCTGTAGCCGTAGCTGGGTTCATTTCTTCTAAAGAATCTTTACCTATTGCTACATTGTATGAACCTAGAACGTTTCCACCTAAAGCGTTACTTCCCATACCAGTGTTATTACTAGACGTAGTAGTTACATCACCTGCTCTAAACCCAACAAAAGTATTCTGGTCACCTGTTGTAATCGCAGTACCAGCTTCATCACCCACAACTGTATTGAAGTTACCGCCAGATGCTATTGAGTTACCTGCGTTGACACCTGCTCTGAAGTTAGATGTACCTGCGGTTGGGGTTGTAATAGAACCAGAAACCAATGCAATAGTTTCAACTTCAACTCCACCTTGTCTTGAATAAAATGCTAATTTGCTATCTTCAGTACCATCAGTAACATCTAAAACCTGCGATCTAATCATACCCATGCGGATAGACTCATCTGCACTATTTTCACTATTAAAAGCAATTACTCCTGCAAAATCATTGTCAGCAGGATTTGCACTGTTTCTAAATAAAGAAAGTGTCGGGCCTGAGTTTTCATCTGTATCTGTACTTATTAGACTTAATACAGATAAGTTGTCAGCAGTTGTAATCGTTGAAGATGCATTACTAGCAAACCCACCGTTAAACACAGTAGCCGCAGTAGTAGTCAAAACACCTGTAACAAGAGCGGTAGTCGCCATATCCACAGCACCGTCAATGTCCACGACATCTAGGTTAGTCGTGCCGTCTACGTCTATATCACCTGAGATGTCTAGAGAAGCTACTACAGCCGTACCTGTAAGCGTAGGAGTAGTTAGCGTTTTATTTGTTAATGTTTCTGTTCCAGTTACTAATGAAACTGTACCAGTAGCATTCGGCAATGTAATAGTCCGATCTGCTGTAGCGTCTACAGAGGTTAGAGTTGTTTCGTGTGCATCGGCTGTAGAGCCTTCAAAGATTACAGCGTTGTTAGAATCCATAGTCACACTGTTAACTGTAGTAAATGTCCCGCTTACTGAAACATTAGGAACAGTTAGTGTGCTTGTGCTTGGGTTATAGTATAAGTCTCCATCAGACTCTAAGCCTAAGTTACCGCCGTCTAAGTCGCCACCCGCTGTAAAAATAATAGCATTGTTTTCGTTTGTGTTTTCATTGTCAGTAATTGTAACGGTTGTAGCTACAGCCGATGTGCCTGAGTAGCCCGAAGAAGTAATTGTGCCTAGTGAGCTACCTGCGTCTGCAAAAGTAACTGTGCCGCCATCAGCATCCAGAGTTATGTTACCTGCAACGTCTAGTGTTAAATCACCGCTTGAATCTATTTCAGTACCATCTATTGTAATGTTGTCTACTTTTACACCTGCATTAGCGGTTACAATACCTGCAACAGCAAGCGTAGAAGCCATATCTACAGCACCATCAATATCTACAACATCTAAATTAGTAGTTCCGTCTACATCAATGTCACCAGAAATATCTAAAGAAGAAGCAGTCAAGACACCTGTAACGCCAAGAGTACCTGCAATAGTTGCATTTACATCTACATCCAGTGTATCTATGTGTGCAGTGCCATCAAGATACAAGTCTCTCCATTCCTGCGAAGAGCTTCCAAGGTCAAATGCACTGTCAGTGTTAGGGATAATATTACTGTTTACATCAGCACCGAATACAACATTGTCACTTGCCGCGTCACCTAGAGTTAGTGTACCGCCATTAAGTGTTGTAGTACCAGTAACTACAAGCGTTCCACCTACAGTTGTATTGCCTGTTACAGCCAGTGTTCCTGCAACAGTTGCGTTAGCGTCTACGTCTAAGGTGTCTACGTGGATTGTTCCATCAAAGTAGCCGTCCTTAAACTCTAAAGAACTTGTACCCAAGTCAATGTCACTATCAGTAACAGGTACAATTGCACCGTCTTGGATGCGAATCTGTTCGACTGCTGAACCACTAACCTGTACAAAAACACCCCAACGGTTGTTAGTGCTATCAACTACAATCTTATTAAGAAAGTCTTGATCACCAATTGTATGTATGTTACCACCTTCAGCCGAACCACCATCATGTTGGTGTCCAGTAGTTCCAGTAGTAGTATACGCAAACGCAGATACAAGTTTATTGTATTCGTCATTAAAGAGTGCGGCGGTGATTGTATCGCCATCGGTAAGTGTGCTTTGTCGTGTATAACTTGTTCCTGCCATTCTGGTTATCTCCTGCCTGATGGAACGTAATCAACGTATAAGCCGTTAATTGCGTAGGGTGCGTTTTGGTCATCACTGGTAATTCTAAAGTTTGCTACGTGTCCACTACCTTCTACTGCTTGTCTAAACATTGGATCTTTACTTCCACCGAACGTGGCGGCCGCAAATATAGCTGACCCAAAAGCCGAAGGAATTGGAATACCCGCTACTGGATAAGGAGCAGGTTGCGGAATGTCTAAAGATTCGTAGTCATACCGAAGTCTTAAAAACGGTAGTATCTCTCCTTCAGGAGAAACAGATATTTTTACATAGTACAAAGTCTTTCTAGTTCCAATGTCTCCAAAATCATAATTGGGTGTGCTATATTTTGCGCTGATATTAAACGCTACGCCGCCATCAGAAAAAGAGTTGCCTGTATCGTGGTTATATATGTATCCTTTATTGTCACCGTGATATGTTTTTTCTACACCAGACTTATCAAAACCTGCTGTAATGCCTGTTGCTTGTATTCCTTTTGTTTCAGCCCATTCAAAGCCGTTAGGTGTTAAGGTTCCTATAATACCAAGTGCTGATGTTGAACTACCGCCTACCTGACTAAAAAACAATCTGTACTGTGACTTACTGCGAAGTACTGTACTTGCAAGCGTAAAAGTATTTACAGACTTTGCAAGTGTAGATATTACAGATTGTATCTGTCGGCTAACTGATCCTAATTCAACGTCACCAATACGTGCTGTACCCGCTACAGAACGAATACCGTCTGGGCTAAGGAATACTAAGTCACCGCCAATTTCTTGAATGCTGTGAGAGCTAAGACAGCCCACGTTTTGTGTAACAGGTACAATAGCAATGCTGTTAGCATCATTAATGTTTACAAGCTTATGTATACTGTTTCTACAGAAGATCATTAGATCGTCACGGAAACTTTTAATACCTACTACTTGATCTGGAAGTAATGCGGCTCCACCACCGTTACCAGAAAAACTAGTTGGGTCGAGCGTTGAACTATAAAAGATTGTGTTTTTTGCGCTTGGCGCTCCTGCAACAACCAAGTGGCTGTCGTGGATAACACAAACTGTAGGTGCTGTTGTTCCGTCTACGGTAATTTCTTCTGCAAAAAATGTGCGAGAAGTTAAGCCACCTGTTCCTGACATGCTAAATATGAAAGGCTTATTAACTCCGTCAGTAATTATTATTTGCCCGTAGTCTGTGTTACCTTCAAAGATTGTAAAGGTTACTTGGGCTTGTCCAGACCTAGCGTCTGCGCTACGCCCGCTAAAAGTTGAGTAATTATCTCCACCGCTTGCTACGCTTGCTTTGTTAATTTCTAACCAACTTCCTCCATCAACACTAAAGAAAATTCCTGTGTTGCTACAAACAATTACACCGTCTGCGTAAACATTAAGACCAAGGATAGTAGCGCCACCGTTAGGCCGCGCAGAGCCGAAAGCTGTGTAGCCGTTTACGCGTCTGTACCCGCCGTCAGGGTTTACTTCAAAGTTTAATAACTCTGTAGCAACTCCGGGCTGAGCAAGCATCTCAAGCTGATTTAGGTTGGTATTTAACCCACCCCTGCAAGAGATACCAAAGGGTTGTGAAGCGGCCATTAAACGAACCTCATCCGATCATCTTTAATATAAGAAGGCGAAGGCTCAA